TGTGGAATTTTCAACTGCAACTTCAGGCGACATGAAACTTAGCGGTAACGCATTTATTTCTTCTATCAGCCAAACTGCTGATATGGAAAGCCCTGCTGGTTTCAGCGTATCTTTTCAAGGAACAGGACCTTTAACTCAAGCAACAATCTAATGATGCACAGTCTACAGTATCCTAATTAATCTTCTTCGGGCGATAGCCACATTTATTTAACGAAGAAAAATTATGACAGGTTACACTCAATTAGAATTAGGTGGCAAAAAGCGTGGTATCAAGTTTGGTAATTACGCCTTAATTGAATACTCTAAGCTAAATGGTACTGATGTTGTAGAATTTAATGAGCAAAACGCTATTAAGCTATGTGCTGATTTGGTTTATTGCGGACTTAAAAACAACTGCTTTATCAAAAAAGAAATAGAGGATTTTACACAAGAAGATGTTTTATCATGGATTGATGATATGCCCATGAGCCAAATTACAGATATTATTCAAATATTTGAATCGTCTGTAACAATCTCACAGGGTATGAAAGATACTCAAGAAGCTATTGATAAATCTTCAAAGCCTAATTCTGAAAAGCCAAAAAAATAGGCTGGGGGGAGGTTTTAGATTTTGCTATAGGTGATATAGGACTTCTCCCCGACCAATTCTATGATATGACCTGGGCTGACTATAATAGGTTGGTTTATGGACATATTAAAAGAGATACAAAGAAGTGGGAGCATACTCGTACTATTATCGCTATGATGTATAATACGAATGTTAGTAAGAAACACGACCAAAAAACCCCAGACAAGATACTTCCTCTTTGGACTGATAATTTAGGCAAGGTAAAAAAGCCAAAGTTAGAGCCAGTTACAAGGGAGCAATTTGATGAGGTTGTTAAAAAGTTAGATAGCAATGGATAGTAATTTTCAGGTAAAGGTAAGTGCAGATGTAAGTCAGTTATACAAGTCGTTACAGCAAGTAGCTGATGCGATGACTAAACTTGATGGAGTTACAAGAGATATTGGAAAGGCTGCCGACTATGCTGCGTCTAATATGAGCGTTAAGCTCGGAGCTGCTACAAGAGATATGGCTAAAGATGCCGCAGATGCATCTAAAAGTATTGGTAATTTAGGTAAAACATTTCAAGAAACAAATGATAAAACTGGTAGAGCAAGGTTAGCCGCTTTTGCATTTGGTCAAGTTATTCGTGATGCTGGTTTCTTTTCTCAATCATTCGGATTGGGATTACTTGCTATATCAAACAACATTCCTATCCTTATTGACCAATTAGTATTACTTACTGGTATTTCTGGTGGGGTAGGTACTGCTATTTCATTATTAGGCTCAATTCTTACTGCTGGATTAACAATATGGGCTTATAGCTCAAATGCTGTAGATAAAAATAAACAAACTATTGATGAATGGAGAGAAAGCCTTGATGATACAGTAGAATCTCAATTAAAGGGTCGTCAAGCTGCATTAGAAGAAGTTACAAGTTTAGATGTACTTTATAAAGCGACTACCAATTTATCAAATTCATACCAAACAAGGTTAGCGGCTGCAAAACAGTTACAAGAGCAATACCCAACAGCATTCGGTAATTTGAGTACAGAGGCAATCATGGTTGGTAAAGCCGCTTCTGCTTATAATGAATTAAGGGATAGTATTATTTCTGCTGCAATGGCAGAGGCTGCTAAAGATAAGATAGTACAGAATTCTACAAGGATATTAGATAATAATACTAGGGTAGGAGAAGCTAGGGTTAAGCAACAACAACAACAATTAGAATTAACTAAATTAATTGCAAGAGCAGATGCGGAATTTGAGAGAGCGCAAAAAGCAGCACTTACAACTCCTGGAAAAGAAGGCGTAGATATATTTCGTGAATACTATAGATTAAAGGGATTAATAGCCGATAAGAATAAAGAAATAGTTGCTTCGGAAAGAATAATTCAACAATCGAATACAGATACAAATATATTAAATAAAAGAAACGTAGAATTAACTGGGGAAATAGATAAAAATGTTAAGGGCTATGTAGCTTCAATGACTGATGGAAAAGCTGTTGAGAGTATTAAAACAATAGCTGATGTATATGAAGAACTCAGGATAAAATTACTTCAAATTGATGCTGACACAACATTATCTACTGAAGAAAATGCAAAGAAGAAAGTATCGGTATATCGTTCAGCTCAGGGTGAAATTATAGAGATAACAAAAAGTTCTAATGGTGAGCAAGTAAAATCTCTTGGTGAGTTAATGTCTAAATATGATAGTATCGCTAACCAACAAAAGAATTTAGCAGCCTATTATAAAAATGCAAAAACGACCCCATTTTTTGAGAGTATCATCAAAAGTATTCAATCGGTAGATGACTCATACGATAAATTAGCTGTAAAATTTCAACAAATAGATAGCGTTCAGAAAGATACATTTTTTGATAAAGCACCTAAATATATACAAGCATTTCAGGCTACGATAAATGAATTATTAGCTAATGGAGTAGACCCAATGGATAGAAAAATCCAACTACTTCAAATGGGTATAGCTAATCTATCTACAACTACCCAAGGATTTAATAATATTGCCCTTCAGTCGGCTCAAATGTTAGCTGGGCCTCTATCTGGAGCTTTTGAACAAATGCTTACAAGTGGAACATTTAGTTTTCAGGCACTAACAAAGATTATTGGCGACATGGTTAAAAAATTGATTGCCGCTGCACTTGCTGCATTTATTCTATCTACAATACTAAAAGGAATTACTGGTGGGGCTATGGGTGGCCCTGGTGGTAAGGGAGGATTTAAAGATATATTTGGAACTATATCAGGTCTTAAAATGGCAAATGGTGGTATAGCAAGTGGCCCTACACAAGCATTAATAGGTGAATATCCAGGAGCTAAAACAAATCCAGAGGTAGTAGCACCATTAGATAAATTACAAGGCATATTAGCAAATACAATGGGTGGTGGTGGTTCTCAAGGCCCTGCTACATTACAAACAAGAATTAGTGGTAACGACTTAGTTATCCTAATGGAGAGAGCGAATAAAAACAGAAACGGATATTTCTAATGGCTTACGGAGCAAAATACATTCTTGCATTTTCTAATATATATTCAAGTACGCCAGGCGATTATGTGGCTACTATATACAAAAAAGATTATACTGGAGCAACTACTGATATTAATGGAAATACAACTCCACTAACAATAGAAACAGATAGGGTTGGTAACGCTTCATATAAGCCCGTTGTAGCCTCTAAGTGTACGTTAAACGTATTGATGGGTGAAAGTGAATTACCTATTATCTGGGAGGATGCTCTTAATAACTGGGAAAGCTATTCATCTTTTTGGAACTCAGGGGGTATAGACTTATTTGAATTTCTTACAGCCGATACAGATACATTTAGACTTGAAATAGAAAAGTCTGGTAATGTTATTTGGTCTGGTTATTATATACTTACATCTGATGTAGCATTAGATGAGATTGTTCCATTGGAGATTTCTCTTCAGTTTTCGGATATGATTTTACTTAAATCTACCGAATATTACGAATCAAGTAACTTGGCTTTACAGATAGGATTTGGTGCTGGTGAAAAAACTAATCTATTTGATTTAGTCGTTAATGGTCTTGCCTTATCTGGAACTGCAACAGAGCTTAGACTTAATTTTCCAACAGTAGTATCTTCGGAATATATAATATCTGTATATCCAACACTTGTAGTCGAAACAATAAACCACAATTTACATAATACATACATACTTAAAAATGGGTTAATGAAATCCTATGGGGATTACTTATCTTATTTTGAAATTCTAACAAGTATATGTTCTCAATTTGGTTTAATATGTTATCAGAAAAATAATATTATATATATCTGCGGATATGATAATTTAGTAAATCTAAATACAAGGACATTTAAAAGATATTCCCTATCAACTGGTAGTTATATTGCTGATGTAACTGAAACCGATACATATACAGGTGTTAATACTGCATCATTTGGTAATATAGGTCAATCTCAATCTGCAAGATACTCACTTCCCTATAAATTTTTAGATATTACAAATTCTATATCTGTTGCAAATAATAATAATAATTGTCATTTTAAGGCTGGAGAGTATAGAAGAGTTGCTGGTGTTGACGAGAGGGCTATGGCAAGTTGGGATAATATTGGATTTAGTTTAAATTCCGTTGCAATTACTGGCTCTTTGGGTTGGTATTCAAGTACCGCAGTTGCACCGCTTGATAGGCATTTTGCTTCTGGTATAACTGCTCCTATTGCTGTTCAAGATAATGCAAAATATTTTCAAAGTGAAGATATTGATGTTAAATTTGGCGATACCATAAATATTGGCTTTAAGACAGCTATTGATGCAAGATTTACTGGGGCATATCCTCCTCAAACAAAAGTAGCTATTATCTTAAAAACAAAAGACCCAAATGACCCAGCAGCAGAACTTACCTTTTATTTAAATGATAATTTTGGTGGTACAGGAGGGTTATCTTTTGTTAATACACTTACTTATTTAACAAGTAGTACAGATGTAGATATTAAAAACTTAAAGATAAATACAGATGGTAAGTTAAGTATGAGATTTTTACTTCCATTTTCTGCTGGTTATCCAGGTGGTAGTACAGTTGAAGATAATTTAACTTTATGGATTAGATATGCTATGATTCAAACATATAGGGGGTCATCTAACATGAATGGTATAACACCATTAACCCATAGAACTTATTACGAAAATATAAAAAATAATAAAGATTCACTTGTTTTAAATACAGATTTATATTTATTTGATGGCTATCAGTACACAACCTCTTTGATAACAAGTAGTTATAGTCCACCATTATTCAATGGCTTATCTCTTACGGCATCAATATCAAATAGATTAATGACAGAATCTTATGACGCAATAGGAATGACATTAGATACTCCAGGTACTACTGGTTCTACATTGGCGGCATTTTCACTTATCTCAAAACCAATTCATAAAAATACTGGTTTAATTAATTCAACAATAGACGGAGATTATAGAGTTACACAACAATTTAATGTAGGTGATAAGTTTACTTATACAATGACTGGGCTTACTGAAAAAATATTTGTTTTATTAGATTATAAAATTGACTTTAAGCAATCTACTATGACTACAACATTATATTCAAGTGAATTTACAGATTCTGCTGGACTTACAACGATAACAAAAATTGTAACAAATTAATCATGACTGCTCAAGAAAAAAACAGGCTAGAGGCAATGGCAGAAGAAATGGATGACATAAAAGGGAATATTACGGAATTGAAAGAGATGATTAAAGATGTCCATACTTTATTAGCTGGTAATGCTTCATTTCCTGATCAACGTGGACTTGTAGAAGATTATAATCAAACAAAAAATAAAGTAGAATCATTAGAAACCGATGTAAAAAAATATAAGTCTTACTTCTACGCACTTGTAACGCTTGTAGGACTTGGTATATTTAACTTTATTAAGGATTTATTAAGTAGGTAAACAATGGCAAGGGCAAAAGTTGCAGACATTAAATTATTTAAAAAGAAGCCTAAAAGAAAAAGACCAGGTCGCCATTCTAAAAAAGGCATATCTAAATTAAAACAATCTAAATTATACACTAAAAAATATAGAGGGCAAGGAAAGTAATGGAAAATTTATTACATAAATTATTGGGTAAAAGCTGGAAGACAAGTGCTATTGGATGGGGTTTAATCATCGGTGGTATATTTACTGGTGTTACAGCAAAGGCTACTTGGACAGATGCAAGTGTTACTATTGGTATAGGAATCGGTTTATTACAAGCAAAAGATGGCGATAAGAAATAGTTTATGGTTTTTGCTATTATTACTTTCCTCTTGTGGTATATTCAAAACAAGAATAGTAACAAAGACAGATAGCCTTTATATTGACAATACAAAGATAGTTACCGAGAGAATCGTAGATACTATTATTACCTTAAAAAGTGATACAATATCCTACTCTTTTACTCAGCCACTAAAAGATACTATTATTAATTTATCAACAAATGGTAAAGGTAAAGTTAATATAGCATATAAGAAAGGGGTGTATAGTATCCTGTCAATACAGGGAGAAAAGTCCATTCCAATCAAAATTTACGAGAAAAAAGTGGAATATAGAAACGTATTTATTAAACAAAAAGGAAAGTCAGTTGTCGCCAAAGGAAACTTTAATTACAATGATTTCTTTATTTTCTTGATTATTAGCATTATAGTAATTACCTTAGTGTTAAAATCAAAACTTAAACAATATGTACAGACCAAGACTAAACTCTGGTGAATACGATTTAGTTAAGAGTTTCAGAAACTCGAATGTCGTAGGAATTATTGGCGACCGCCACGCTCCTTTTACTCATCCCGATTATTTTAAATTTGTTTGCGAGGTATTTAATAAATTTCAAGTAAATACCATTGTGGATATTGGTGATGATACAGATTTTCACGCTATAAGCTATCACGAAACTGATC